TACTCCAGATTACTGTTAAACCTTTTTCATCCTTTTAGCACCATCATTAATTAACAGTTAGCATTAGTAATCTCTTTTATATCTATTGCAAAGAAGTTCAGTTTAAACATATCTTTGAATAGTGTAATAACCATTTGTTCGTTTGTTGCTATTATTTTAGCATACTCATAATCTTTTTCGTTGTCAGCATATCTGTACCAACCTTTAACTTCGTATTGTTTCATAATGTTTGTTTTAAGATTAAATATATTTTACAAATATAATACTTTTTGTTATTTATATTTTACTTTAACATTTATTTAACTATTCAAATAAGCACTTGCAACTTTATACATCTCTTGCATCTTTTTAATCTCACCTATATTACGTGGTAAATTAATAACCACCTGTACATTATTTATGTGGTGTATATAACATTGTATAACTGCAATTATTTCTCCGTAGCTCATTAGTATATAAAGTAAGTTCCTTTGTTTGGATTCTCTAAATGTGATGTTGCTGCATAACGCATAGCATCTATTGCGTGATTATAAGCATCTATTGGTTTATTCATTTTTACTCCTGTCTTATCTGTTAACCAAATGTAGTTTCTTAATTCGTTTATTAGATTCTTACTTCTTGATGTTACATATATTTTGTTTTGATTGATTAAATTTAAGCCAAATAAGATACTATCTTTTCCTTTTGATACAGGTATTACATTATGTCCATAACTATTCAATTCAGCTATTGATTTTGGTTCTGCACTATCAGCATAAACAATATCTTGTACTTCATTTGCTTTTAATAGATTTGATATTTCACTATTTAATAATCCTTTCTTATAAATTACTTCGTCAAATATATAAGCATCATTGTATTTATACATAGCAACTAAACTTGTTGGGTCATTTGAATAACCAAAGTCCATTCCATAACATAATACTCTTGCATCAGTTGGTAAATCTATTTCATTCCAATCTGTAATACATACACCTTCTAAAGAACCTGTTTGACCAAGTCCATATACTTGCCACCAATTAGCCCAATATGTAGATGTTAATGCTTTTACCTTTGCTGATTCTATTTCTTTTATTATAGTTTCACTTAATGCTTCATTATCTAAATACGTTAATGTAATAAAGTCTACATTATCTTGTGTTAATATTTCTTTGTCTACCCAAAATGTAGAAGCAGGATTATAATCTAACCATATATCACCAGATGTTCTAATTGCCATTTGGTAATAGCTTTCAAAATCTATATTATTACACTCATTAACATATAATATGTTTCTTCTTGCACCTCTTAACTTATCAGGTTGGTCTACAGAAAAGAATTCAATATAACTACCGTTAGCAAATGTGTATTTTAAAGTAGATTTATTAAATTGGTCATCATTATATCTACCTAATGCCATTATAATCTTTAAGAAGTCTTTTAAAGCACCTCTACGTAAATGTGGTATACTTTCAGATACTACACTTATTTCAAGCATTGGTTCTTTTATTGCTTTATCAATTAGTAAAGGAAGTATTCCAAATGTTTTACCAGCTGAAGTACCTCCTCTAATAACTTTAATACGTTGCTTTAAACGTGATAACTTTCTTATTGCAGTAGTTAATACAAACTCCATATAATAGTGTCTTAAATGTCATCAAAATTGATGTTAAATATAGGTTGCTCATTTGTTACTGTAATGTCTTTTGTTTCTCTTGGCTTACCTGCATAATAGTTATAGAATAATTGTGTGAATTTAAAGTCACCATTCTCTAATCCTTTTTCTAATGCCATAAATGCTATTGGTTCTAATGCCCCAAGTTTCTCAAGTAACTTTACTTCTTCTGCTTTTGATTTACGTCCAGCACTTTTGTTACCACCGTTGTATTTTCTTTTATCTTCCATAATCAAATAATATCATTATTGAATTAAAAATAAATAAAATCTATTATTGTTTATCTTTAAATCCATTTTTCAATCTCATTAAATTATTTGCTCTTTCTTTTATCTGTTTAAATTCAGAATCAGTTTGTTCTCGATATTCTTTATCGGTAAAATTTAATTTTAAATTGTGTTTTGATTCACATATTTCATTACAGTATAAAGCATCAGTAAAACCTGTGTTTATAATCTTACTACAACAATGGCATAATGTAGCACCTTTACCATTATTAAATTTATGTATTGGTTTCATTCTCCTTGTCCTTTTTTAATTAAATAATACCATAGCCAAATTAACTTTGACCTTATAAATTCATAAGCTGCTAATACTAATATATATTTCATAATTCTTTTGATTGTTTAAATAATTTTAATAGTCTTTCTACTTTTGTTATTTCCATATCTTCAAATAACCATTGAGCAAATTCAATAGCATATTCATCAGCTATTTGTTCTAACTTTTCTTTAGTTGTCATCTTCATCAGTTTTATATTCCCAGAAGTATTCACATTCTAATCCTTCATTAGGTGGTTTACAAAAGTATGATTGTCTAAACTTACTTGGTTCTGCTTTATATCTATAACATATAGAAGATAGTTCGCAATTGTTTCCTGAGCAAAGTGTTATATCTGGCATCTTAATTGTTTTTATTATGTTCTATTACTTTCATATTCATATCATATATAGCTTGTAAACGTAGTATCATTACATTGTGATGTTCTGTATCTTTTGTTTGATTAAGAAGGTTGTTTAAGTTGTTTATTATTTTGTATTCGTATGCTGCTTTTTCAAGTTTGTTTATTCTTAAATTACTTTCTTCTAATTGAATTTCTAATTCAGATACTCTTAAGTTTTTCTTTTTAAGTTCTAATTTTAATTCTTCATTATCTTCTGTATTTAATACATTTTGTTCATCCATTTGATTTACTATTATGTTTCTTAAACTTCTTAAATCTCTATTAAACTTTTCATACATTTCATAGTTATTTAAAGAATGTATTACTGTTGCGTGATTCTTATTTACTGATTCAGCTATCTCTTGTAATGTCATTTTAGGTTTAAAGTGTTTTACTAAATAAAAATACAATGCTCTTGCTTCTATTATATTATGCTTTCTACTATTTTTAGAAACATCTATATCAGTTTCTTTTAATATTATTTCTTTTAATCTTTCTGTTATTTCCATTTAAAATAGTTTTTGTTGGTTAGTATGATTTATTATTCTCTCCATTGCTTTATCGTAATACTCTTTGTCTAATTCACAAGCTGTTAATTCATATTTGTAATCGTGACAAGCTATTGCTATTGAACCTGAACCTAAATGTGTGTCTAATATTTTATCACCTTCTTTTGCGTATTTATCTAATATCCATTTATAAAGTGCTACGGGTTTTTGTGTTGGATGTATTCGTGTTTCTTTATTTTTCATATCGTGCTGAATCATTCCATTCCAAACTATTGATACTTTTCTTATTGTATTTGTTTTTGAACAATAAGCAAGTTCACCATCACCACTTGTAAAACCTTCAGCAGTACCTTTATCCCAAAAAATACGACCTCCATTTAAAAAGTTATAAGGATAATAATTTACTCCCCAAATAATTTGATTTTTACTTATTCTAAATAATTCTTTAAAATATTCCTCATTAGGTACTTCAGAATCCCATCCCTTTTTTGCGTAGTCTTTACTTTTTGATGCTGATTTTTTACTTCTTTTTTTGCCGTGGTCTTCTCTATTATCTACATCAATCCCATAAGGTGGGTCTACAATAGCTAAATCAAAATAATTATCAGGATATCTTGCCATCAATAACATATTATCTTCGTTTGTTATTGTTATTTTATCTGTTACTTTCATAATACTCCTCTTAATACATATTGATTTAAATCTACATCGCTATCATCTCCAAAGAAGTATTTATAATTATCTATACCTTGTTCAAGTTTACGTTTGCCTTTATCATAAAATTCATCACTACATTCAAAGATACCAATATCTAAACTTCCTTTATCAATACATACAAAAACAAACTCATCTACGTTAAACATTTCCCTGTATAGATATGCTTGTAAATCATAACTGTATTTATCTGCTGAATATCTAAATTCATTTAAACCAGTAGTAGTTTTTAAATCAACTATCATATTGTCTTTTAGTATATCTGCTTTAGCTCTAAATGGTATTCCGTTTATCATTGCTATTTCAGGTATTTCAAATTGTGCTTTAGACATATAATGTACTGCTTCATCGTTTCTTAAAATTGCATCAGCTAATCTTTCTGCTGCTTTAATCTCATTTGTAGTATAAACTTCTTTACCTTCTGCTTTTGCTTCTTTGTATGCTTTTCCTGCTTTTGTTGCTACATCTACAATAGTTAATTCATCTATTTTATGTGGCTCTAAAATCATTGTGTGGAATAGTTTACCATCTCTTAAAGGTTGTGTTTCACTTTGTCCGTACTTTGTAACGTACTTATACGTTTTAGGACTTGATAAAACCATTTTAAGACTTGATGAAGATAATGCTTGTTTACCAAGATAACCATAGTAAAATGTATCATCATACATATTATCAATTAGTTCTTGTTTATCCCAAATCTTGTTGTCGAATGTTTTAATTTTTGTTTCCATTGTTTATTATTAGTTTTAGTATATAATCGTATGTTGCTAATTCTCTTTCTGTACTATCAATCATTATCTTTAAATGTTCATCAGATGTTAAACTTTGTCCTGACATTAGTTCCCCAAGGTATTTAAACAATTCTCTATCTAATACCTGTACTTTAGATTGTATTGTAAAGTATGCAGCTTCATTCATTTTTTATAAGTTTTATTAAAATATTGTTCTGCACTTCTGTAACCATATAATCCACAATTAACACCAACTATATTAGCGTCTTTAATTTGTTCTTTTTCCATTTCTTTGGCTTGTTCTACAATTTCTTTTGGTATATAATCAGGTGCAATACAAGACTGCACTACATTTACTAACCATTCTACTGCTGTTTGTTTTTTCATATTCTTAAATTATCTAAATTGTTATAAGTTTCATCAACATTTAATATTTCTCTAATCTGTTGAGCATAAGCATCAGATTCATTCCAATCTTTTACTAATGCTTCAGCAATTAATTCTAATTGTTTACGTACATAAACATTGTCTGTTGTTTTCATAACCTCTATACAAGTTTCTAACTTAAATAAAATTTGTAGTTTGTCCATTTTGTTTGTTTTTTAAATTGTTATACGCAAATGTAAACATTATTTGTTTATAAAAAACATTTTAACTAAAAATTAACATAAAAAAAACAATCATTTCTGATTGCTTAATTTTAAATTAATAATTTTTCTATATATTTCATTAACCCTTTCCGAGTTTAATCCTCTATTATAATTGAATTTCATTATCCGTTGGATTCTTTGTAATGCTGATTGTTTACTCTTTGTCATATTGCTTTAATTTTTCTAAATATAATATCATATCCATTGCTTCTTGTTGTGCGTGATTTAGCCATTCTAAACGTGTTAAATCTGTTCTATCTAATGTAGTACCATATTTATTAA